AGAAACTAAAGAATCCTGAGTTGTAAAATAAAACGCATAGAACAAATGAACTTTTAAAGGGGGATTTCGTATGACACATGAGCAACGCTCTGAATTGATGGAGCTTGCAACAAAAGCTTTTCGTTATAATTATTGTCTTGGTTATTCAGATGGTGCAAGGCACCCTTATGAGTTTATGTCTGAATTTGAAAATCAGGACCCGGAATTTGATTTTATTAATTTTCTGTATAATGCATTTGAAAAAGAAGAAAAGGAGAAAAACGTATGACAGAATATGCAATTGTAGGAGTAAAAATGGTGGATTTCAAGGACAAGGAAGGCAATGCCATTAAAGGCGCATCCCTTTACATTGTCTCAAAAGACAAGAGTGTAATCGGCATGAAAGCCCAGAAAATCTGGTTGAATGAAGACATTTGTGACATGCTTGATTTCGATCTGACGAAATCCGTTAACCAGAAGCTGCATGTGTTTTTCAATGAATACGGCAAAGTTGCCGACATTCAATTGATCGCATAACATGGCCGCGGATATTATGATTCAGTACGAGCTTGTGATCTCCGGCTTATTGTTCGGTGGTATCCTCGCTCTGATCGTGGCCATTGAATGGAGTAAAATACATTGAATGCAGAATTATTTATCTTTTTCATCCAGGGGATGGGCCTAGGCTTTACCTTTGGAATTGGTGTCTGGTTGTTCGCTTTTGCGCTCCGTGCTCCACTGGTAGCGTTTAAGAAAGCAATAAGTTAAAGAGAAAGGAGAACCGCTTATGTCAACTGAAACCCTTACTGGCATTCAGGGCATTTTTACCACTGCGGCCACCCAGATGGGCGGCATGATGGTGCCCGTCTTAACCGCTGGTGTTGCAATCGCCATCGGCATTCTGGCTTTTACCATTGGTAAAAAGCTGCTCAAAAAATCTGTATCTTAAAGAAAGGAGTTTAACCCATGCCTACTGTTTTAGAAGAAACCCCATCCATGATTGACAATATCAGCGCCATTTTCACCGGCGCTGCCACCCAGATGGGCGGTATGATGGTACCGGTCTTAACTGCCGGTGTCGCTGTTGCCATTGGTATTCTGGCTTTTACCATTGGTAAGAAGCTGCTGAAAAAGTCTGTAAACTAGGAATTATCTTTATAATCCCCCAGCCTGTCGGCCTTCCTCTTAGGTTGGCTGTCAGGCTTTCTTATTGCACATGGGAAGGTAGCTTAAGTGGTAAAGTCTGGCGCGCGCATAACAAGATTCACTCAGGGTTTGTCGGTTCGAATCCGGCCCTTCCCGTTTAGATTTTATAATACAAAGACTACAACTATTACGGCTGTTAATTCAAGTAAGGCTGTTGTTATTTTTGCTATATTTATGTATTTTTTAGATACATTCTTTTGCTTTTTCTTAATGATGTAGTCAATTAAAAACATAGATAACAAAATAAAAAAACATATTCTTGTTTTAGTAAGCCCGTCCATTATATACACCCCTTTTTATTCTTAATAATAGCATGTTTTAAGGAGGTTATCAATGGAAATGAACATTGATAAAAGATTTATTTATAAAGTGCTTGTACTTTTTTTGTGCGTGTATTTAGCTTTAATGCCTGCATTTAGTTACAAGAAAGTACACGCGGCTTTATCAGATAAATTTTATAATTTTTTAAGAATTTCTACAACGCTTATAATCGGCTTACAATCTGTTGGTTTTATTGGTGACACCACCCTAACCCCCGAAAACCTGGAAAACATCTACAACAAAGCCGATACCTACCTGCACGAAAACTTTGGCACCGAACTGGAATACGCCGAAGCCCTCCGCCAGGTCGATCAGCTCGGCCTTGACATCGCCTCCGGTAAAATCTTCATTCCCGGCAATTACAGTGGAAAGCTCTGGTATTCGTTTTTAAATGCGGTGGTAGATGTGGTATGGCCAGTAGAAATTACTAACGTTCCACAATCGGAAATTTTTGTAGGTAGTATCGGGAAGTATTATGTTACTAAAAAAGTAAATTCAAGTTATGCCCAGTATGGAATACCTAATCATGGTTGGTCTAAATATCTTTATGACGTAAATTCTTATACAAATAATCCATCTAAAAAAGCGGAATCCTCGAATACTGCTGGATATTTTTATGTCCGTGAACGTGGTTATGAATCATATTCACCTAATTATACCTACTACGTTATGACTCTTACAAATAATCCATCTGGTTTTTATTATTTCATGATGCCTTCAACTGTTCAATGGAATAAATATCTCGCATCTGTTTTAGGTTTGCCCGGAGATTTTTCACAAGTTGATAATGTATTATTTGTACCCAGTATAAAAAACAAAACCGCCAACAAAGTAAAACTCCCAACCCGCCTGCCCCAAACCGTCATCAACAACATCAACAACTACATCGACAACAGCACTGAAAATCTCATCATCGCCCCCACCGCCGATGAGCTCCCCACCCTCCCGGATAACTACAACCCCAACACCGATGACCCGCCTGATCTCCCCGGATACGAGGACGTGCCCCCCGATCAGCCCGGCACCACCGACCCAGAACCAACCCCATCACCGACACCAGAGCCCACGCCCACGCCACCCGAGTACGATGGCTCAAGCTGGATTAAACCCATCGGCGATTTCTTCGCAGGCCTGCTCTCCTTCCTGAAAGATGCCCTGATACCGACCCAGACCGTGGACTTTTCACCGCTGCAGAACATGGGCGCTGATGTTTCCGGCAAGTTCCCATTCTCCCTGCCCGGTGATATTGGAAAGCTCTTTGGCGTGCTTAACGCCGAGCCCATCCGTCCTCATTTTGAAATGGACTTCGACTTATCAAAAGTCGGGATTCCCGGCGAGCCCATCCACTGGGATTTAAATGTTGAGCAATGGGACAATGGCGCAGCCGTGGTCAAGACCGCCCTGTACATCGCCTTTCTGATCGGTCTGGTATTCATTACAAAGCAGTTTATGCAGAATTGAGGTTTTAAAAATGATTGCAGATTTCTTCATCATGATTATCAATTTCTTTATCTGGCTGATCGCCTCCGTGGTCACCCTGATTACCGCCATCCTGCCCGAAGACCCCTTCCAGAGTTTTGATCTGTCCCTCCCTGCGGAGATTGTCGGTTATATGAACTGGTGTTTCCCGTTCTCCCTGATCGTTGAAACCCTTGCCGTCTGGGGCGTGGCCATGATCGCCTGGTTTGGCATTTCAATCCTGTTACGAATTTTTAAGGTGGTGGAATAATGATTAAATGTTATACCGGCGTCCCCGGCGCTGGGAAGTCCCTGCACTCTATGCGCTTGATCGTCGCTTACCTTCGGGCCGGAAAAAATGTGATCGCCAACTTTCCGGTGAAGATTAATGACATCAAAAAAAACACCGGACACTTTTTCTACGTGCCCAACAAAGATTTGAGCGTGCCTTATCTGCGCACCTTCTGTAAGATGCTCCACAAAGAAGAACGTGAGAACCAGACCTTGTTAATGATCGATGAAGCCTCCGTAAAATTCAACTGCCGGAACTTCAACGACAAAGACCGCATGCCCTTTCTGGAATTCTTCCCACAGCACCGCAAGTACGGCTTTGAGATTGTGCTGATCTCCCAGAACATGCGCCAGATCGACCGCCAGATAAGAGACCTGATCGAAATTGAAGTGATCCACCGGAAGTTAAACAACTTCTCCCTGTGGGCCATCCTGCCCTTTCCGCTGTTCGTGGCCATTGAGCGCAACAACGCCATCAAGGCAAAGAACGACCATGAGTTTTTTCTGTATTCCAAGAAAGTAGGTAACCTGTATGATACGTTTTATGACTTTACTGAACCGGACCGTATCCGTGATCTTGAGCTGGTTAAAAGTGCTGTTCTAGCCTCCGAAATCCCGCTTCACACAGACGATAGGCCCACCCTGCGTGAGCGCCTGCACGGTACGGGGAAGGGGACGCGAAAGCGGGGCCCCGCCCCGGGCCGCGCGGACGCCCCACAGGCTGACCTTACCGCCAACGTGAACGCTCTTTTCGAGGAAGACGAGGACGATTAAAAACATTAAACCAGGAACGTTTTAAAAATCTAAACGCCGTCAGGCGTAATCACTGTTCGCGGAAAAACCGGACAAGGGCAACCTTCGATGTCTGCGGGCTGTTATTTTTGCGCCTAGAATCCGAACCGGACTGCGCGCCCTAATTACCAAAAAGAGAAAGTGAGGTTTGAAAATGAACGCTGTTGAACTTTATAATGATCTGTTTTCCTTAGGTTTACTCCTTTGTATTTTTAGTCTGCTATTTGGTTTTTTTGGATTTTATCCGTTGTGGTTGATTGTGAATCTTTGGGTTTTAAAGTGATGTTTACAACGCTTATTATTACGGGTACTGTCATATTGATTATTTCTGGCATAATGCAATATACGAATGAAGATGTAAAAGCTCACTTGCAGGAAAGAAATAAGGTAACCTGTGAATGCTCCTGCTGTCATTGTAACGGTGTCCCAGGAACGTCAGAAAATTAACAATCGGCCGCGGGTGTGCTAAGGTTAGTATTACCCTTAGCACACTTCTGTGACCTGTGACAAACAACCATCAAACGGCCAGTTTTAGCCGTTTCTAAAAAGTCGCAACTTTTGTGACACCTGTGACATGTGCCAAAAGCACGTGACAAAAGGGGGGAATTATGAAAGATACACGCACACGCAAGTGGCAGATTACGATCAACAATCCACTGGAAAAAGGCTTTACCCATGACTTTATCAAAGCACAGCTTGAAAAGTTCAAATCCTGCGTCTACTGGTGCATGAGTGATGAAGTCGGCGAACAGGAGACCTTTCACACGCATGTTTACATGGCCTGCTCCAACGCCGTCCGCTTCTCCACGGTCAAGAACCGTTTTGAGGGCGCTCACTTTGAAATGGCCCAGGGTACCAGCCAGCAGAACCGGGATTATGTGTTCAAGGAAGGCAAATGGGCCCACGGCACTAAAGAAGACACCAACATCAAGGACAGCCACGAGGAGTGGGGCGAAATGCCCATCGAAAGACAAGGCCAGCGGAACGACATGGCCGATCTGTACGACATGATCAAGCAGGGCTACTCTGATTTTGAGATCATGGAAGAAAGCCCGGCTTTCCTCATGAACATTGACAAGATTGAAAAAGCAAGACAGATCATCACCAGTGAAAAATACAAGAACACCTTCCGGGAACTGGAAGTTACCTACATCTATGGAAAGACCGGTTCCGGTAAAACCCGCTCCGTCATGGAAAAATACGGTTATCCCAATGTATTTCGGATTACTGATTATCAGCACCCTTTTGACAACTACCACAGTCAGGACGTGGTGATCTTTGAAGAGTTCCGAAGCAGTTTAAAGATACAGGACATGCTCAACTATCTGGACGGCTACCCGCTGGAACTGCCCTGCCGGTATGCCAATAAATACGCCTGCTACACCAAGGTCTATATCATCACCAACATTCCCTTTGAGGAACAGTACGACAACATCCAGCATGTCAGCCCGGAGACCTTCAACGCCTTTAAGCGCCGGATACACAAAATCCTGCATTACAAAGACAAGAACAAAATCGAAAAAGAAGACTACTTTGACCAGTTGAGCTTGTTATAAACAGCTAAGCTTTTAAAAAACGCCTTTACCGGCTCGGATCAGCGCCGCAGCCACGACAGTTTTGTGATAAAATATTGTTTTATACGTTATAGGGGGTAACGATCATGGGACAGCATTTGACAGAACGGGAACGCTATAAGATTGAAGCATGGTTAGAAGAAAAAGTAAGCAAAGCCGATATTGCAAGAAGATTAAATAAATCTTACTCGGCCATCTGTCGCGAAATACAGCGCGGTTCTGTTTTACAGACCGTAAAGATTACAGGCATACCAGAAGAAAAATATTTTTACAAAGCAGATTATGCCGAAATTAAACACCTTGAAGCCTGCGAAAATAAAGGCCGCAGACGTATCTTTGAAAAAGCTTCCGAAACAAAAGCCATTTTAATCCGTCTGCTTAAAAAAGGTTATTCTCCAGAGGTTGCGGCCTATCTTATAAAACGGGATTACCATATTCACATCTGCTATAAAACCATCTATAACGCAGTAAAAAATAAGGATTTAGAAACTTTAAAAATGTCGGATTTACCCTACCACAAAAAGAAGAAAACCGCTTATCAGCCACAGTCAAAGAAAGTTATCCTTAATCGCCGTTCCATTGATGAACGTCCAGTAAGCGTGAATAACCGGGAAGAATTTGGTCATTGGGAGATGGATTGCGTTCTATCCGGCCAATGTAATGCCATGCCCGCCGCATTGCTGGTGGTTACCGAACGTTTAACGCGCTACTCCTATGTGTATAAAATGCCGGATAAGAAGCAGGAAAGCGTCAAGGCCTGTCTGGATGATCTGGAACAGACCTTTGGTCAGGCTTTCCCGCTTATTTTCAAATCCATTACAATGGACAACGGTTCAGAATTTATTAATCAGGCGTTCATTGAAAACTCTGCACAGAATGAAGATTTTAAGCGGACTGTGGCTTATTACTGCCACGCTTATTCCGCTTTTGAACGGGGGAGTAATGAAAACTATAATCGTTTTATCCGTCGTTTCATTCCAAAGGGAGCAAACATTAAAAAAATAAGTAAAGCTGCTATTCAAGAAATCGTGGATTTTATTAATAACTATCCCCGGAAAATGTTTGGATTTCAAAGCTCTAGCTATTGTCTTAAGAACGCGCTTTCGGATTTAAAAATAATTTGAGTTTTTTCGCGTTTTGACTTGCAATTCAGC